TTTTAATTTGAGCTTTTATTTGCTCTGCTTTCATTTCTTCCGGTCTTTTATACTTGAATAACCCCTCAACCGAGAAGCCTTTGAAATCTCCGTTCTTAATAGATGCCCATACTTCTGGATTATCTACCTTAAAACTACCAAACCAACTACCCTCTGGTGCATCTTCAAATCCAACCATTGGTTGTATGCCTCTTTTCTTTGAAGTAATAAAGCTCTCAAATAAAGTAACGCCATCAACGATTTGAGTAGGATCGTGCATTAAGTTTACGTTTGCTTGATATCCCTTTTGGAAGTACTTTTGTACTATCTTTTGAATAGTAGCTGCATTGAATACCACATAATACTCTCCGTTTGCATCAAATCTGTATATTGGAGTATCGCTTAACATTAAAGGACCAGAAACGATTTGCTCATCTTCATTGATTGAGAATTTCATTTTTTGAACGCTTGTTAGTTTATTTTCAGCCCAAGTTAAAGCAGCTTCGCCACCCCAAGCATCATACATTAATTTACCACAACCATCTTCGTAGCTTTTAGAGCTTTCTAAATCTACTTTGTGTCTGCTTAAATAAGAGTACATTCTTTGTATAGTATCTAAACTTATTGGCTCTCCACTTGATAATTGATTAGCTCTTGTTTTACCTACTTGAGTGCCACAAGTCCCCCAACCATTTTCTTCAGCCCAATCTAAAGCCTTTTGAGCAGTATTCTTTACGCTCTCCGGATAGTCGCTAAATGAGTCAGCAAACTTTAAGAAATTCTTTTGAATTGCAGGTTTATCAACGAGTGCGATAAAGTCCACCTCACTATCATCGTTGAAGTCGGAGCTGATATCCAGGTAATAGAATGGAATGTTTGAGTCATATTTCATATTAATAAATAGTTTAAATGTTATTTAAAGCGACTTGAATTAAGTATTCTTGTTACTCTATTTTGTGAATTTGTTACATCGCTCTCTAAAACGTATGCTTTTATAGCTTGATTTCCGAGTGCGTTTATTGTGCCTTGATTTAATTGAGTTACTGTATTTTGCATAGGAGCTGGACTTACCGGAGCTGCACCAAAACTACCAGTTGGCATATTTACACCTCCAGCACTACTTGCTCCAGGAGTTTTTACGTCTCTAATTTTTTGTACTGATTTATAACCAGCATATAAAGCTATACCTGCATTAATAGGAGCTAAAGCTGGTCCGACAACTGGAATACCTACTGTACTTTCATAAGCCTTTTGAGCTGATAAGATAGCAGATATAATAGCACTTGAAATAGCCAATGCTTTTTGAGTATCACTTCCTTCATCTGCTAATTGACTTGCAGTAGCTAAACTTTGCGAAATAGCATCAAGAGCTATAATAGCTGACTCCATTTTAGCACGAGCTAATAACCTTTCCGAGTCTGCAACTTGAGTATTTAAAACAATGTTTTGTTTTTTTAGTTTGCTAACATCTTTATAACTATTTTGCTCTTCTGTAGATGCAATTTGAGTTATTGACTTCATTTCAGTTAACTCAATCTTGCTATCCTCAAATTCTTTCTTTCTTTTTTCTGCTGCCTCTTTAGCTTGTCTGGCTGACTCTTGCCTTCTCTTTCTTTCTGCTGCTTGATATTCGTAATTAGCAACTATACCCTCAGCATTTGACTTATTTATAGTATTTAAAGCCTCTTTTGCACCTTGTTGGTCTATTTTTTTAATATCGTTATAATATCTAATTTGAGCTTCTGTTTTTCTTCTTCTATAACTTTGCTCAATTTCAAATATTTCTTTCTCACTTGCTCCCCTTGCTTTAGCTTTAGCTATATCTATTGATTTTTGATTTTCTAAAGATTGAGTTAGTTGGTCAAGCTCGTATTTGCTACCATCTTTAATTGTTTTATTAAACTCTTTTTGTCTTTCGGTTGCTTCTTTAGTAGCATTTGACAATTGGTCAAAATAAGAAACTGCTTGTCCTAAAGCAACTACAAGCAAACCTATACCAGTTGCAGCAATAGCTCCTTTTAGAACATTAAATGCTACGCTTGTAGTTTCTACCTCAATACCAAACAGTCGCATTGTAACTGCTGCAGCCTTTGTCGCTAATTCATTTGCCTTAATTACAATGGTGCTATTTTGAATAACAGATATTAAGTTTTTAAAGCCTTGAATACCAGTATCTAAAAATGTATTTAAACCCTCACTTAAAGCTAAAGCACCTTGTACTTTTACTAAAGTTTGTTGCAAATCCTCACTCTCAATTCCAAAAGTAGCCATTGCCCCTTGTACTGCTGCAAACCCACCGGCTACACCTTGCAAAGATTGACTAAAAGCTCTAAATTTAGCATCTGGATTAAAAGCATCTGCCATACTTTTAGCATCTCCAATTCTATCTCTTAACTCGGCTACTCGTTTCGCTGCATTAACTGCTTCTTGTGATCCTTCTCCAAATTTGGCTGCTAAAGATACCAAATCATTTGTAGCATCTCTTAATTGCTTCTTAATACTACCAACTGACTCAACTGCTTGAGATGAGTCAATTACTATCTTTGTGCCTACTATATTATCTGCCATTTTAATAAATTGTGTCTATTACTTTTAATAATTCTACTTTCGTAGGTTTCTCGCTTAATGGATCATAACCCTCAACTTTGTTTATTCTCCACATCGTTCCATCTATAAGTATGTTTTTTGCAAAATCTAATGTTCTTATATCCATGCTCGTTAAATGAAATTGAGCAGTCAAGATTGTACTATTAGGATTTGTTATCTCTGCAAAGTATTGACTCCAGAATGAATTGAATAATCCATAATTAACTGTAGTGCCGGTAATCGTGTAGTAAATCTCTTTTGGAGATGCCCAACCTAAAGATTGAAAGTAAGTGCCATTATCTGGAACAGTCGGATGCTCCCACATACCAGAATAAGGAAATTGAGTTATGTTTGTTTGAATATTACCTCCACTTGTATTCTTAATATCCCAGTTAGCTACAGTTAGCATTTTCGTTTGTAGAATACGGATGTTGCTTGAAGTAATACTCTCATCTGCAAAGTTACCCTCTTTATATAAAGCCGGTACTATTTTAGGCTGATTATTTGGTGCATAGTTTACAGTAGATGCAAATATAACCTCTAAATCATCTTTGTCTTTAGCATATTCGTATTCGCTATCATAGCTGAAGTCCATATACCCTTCATTAAACTTCTCTTTGTAAGTTTTATTATAATAAGCATCATCTTGCTTAAATTTAAAATTAAATACCCTTGCATTCAATTCGCCCATAGGTTTTAACCTAATCTCTTGACTTCTATCAAGTTTATCACTCCAATCTAAATTCTCATTTAAGTAGAAATCTATATATGGTGTGATTATCAGTTTTTTAGCTATATTCTTATCTTCAACCACATAAAGATTAAACATTTTAAGGATTGAAGTAAAGAAGTCCGTTATCTTGATGTTTTGTGGTACTGCATAACGCATTTGAATAGTATCATTAATTACTGCTGGACTTAATACCTTAACCGGAGCATCAATTGTCCAAGTATTAATATAAACATCTAAACCTACACTAAAAGTACCACCACCGGCTGGAGTGTATAAAATATTAACTTTAAATATATCATTTACTGCTATTGATGCAGTTGTAGATATGTTTTTAAGGTATCTAAAATTAAAACCTGGCCCAGTAGGGAAGCCACTTGTATTAAAACTATCTAAAGTTTGAAAAAATGCACCATTCTTCCATAATTCAAATGAATAAGTACCTGGCCCAAGAGAAAAACGCATATCAAAACCGAAGTTAAAATTGATATTTGTCAATGCACTTATACCAACATATTGATATTGCCCACTTCCTATTGAATTGAAATCCCTAAAACTACCACTTGTCCATAGTAAAGTATAAGGAGATGCGTTAAATGTAGTACTATAATTACTCCCTAAATCTAATAAGTTAGTAACTTGTATTTTTAATCTGTCATCGTTATTAGGAACTATTAGCCTTTTAAAAAATGCAGTATCAAAAAAATCACATTCGTAAGTATATCCACTTAAATTGAATATCCTTTGTATGTATTCCCTTACATAAACTGCCGGTCTTAATGCTTGTTCGTAAAAATGGTTTCTTGCAGAAGTTTCAGCTACCTTGCCATAGTCAATCAATGGATAGAAATACCCAACACCTGGATTTGAATTTCTGTTATTCCAAGATGCCACCATATTTGCATAGGTATAAGTATGGTTTAAATCTGTAAAGTCAATATTTTCTAATAAGCTAACACCATTTGATATATTTGAAATACTATCGGTTGTGCCTTTGCTTAATTCAAAATAAAACCCACCTAATTCGCCAAATACTGCACATTCGTACTCTACATGATTAGCATACTTGACAACCTCCATAACCCTTAATTTACCCTTAAAGATTTGGATATTGTCTACTAATATAACACAGTTACTACCATTAGCAGCTATGTAATTCTCATTAACATTAGGTGCAAATTGGTTTACATTCTCAATAGCTATAAATCTTCCAAGCTCGGAGATATGGTTGAATATTTTGTTATTCTTTTGAGTACCTTGAATTACTATTGTCTTTGAATAGCTCGTATTTTTACTACCGAAGTCCTTTACATCATCTATAACATAGCTAATCTCACAAGCTATGTCATCTGTTAAATCTAATTCAAAACCCTCTACAAATATTTGTGTTCTCATTATCGTAATTGTGTGGATTGTGTGCCTAATAGAATGTCTATCTCTAAATTAAATATTTTATCTGCTCCTCTTTTCTTTTCTGCCCAATCGCTTGTTTCTATCGTTACCGGTATCATTAAAGCATTATTGTCTATTTGAGCAAATACTTGTGGAGAAGCTAACAATTCTCTTAACCATAAGAAATCAGTTTCGCTAACATAGTCGCTTACTAATTTAATCTTATGAGTCATTGTATTTGAGTAGTTAGTTTTAACCTCGCCTAAAGTGTTATTATAAACTCTATTTATGTTTACTCCAATATCAAAAGCACTTGTTGTGTAGGTTGTAATTAACCCTAACTTATTAATTGATTGTCTCTCTATGTTTGTATTAACACGATTAACCCCAGAAAATAAGAAGCTCTCAAAACCACCCATTGCGTTAAGGAAGTGCAACATTACCGGATTGTTCTTTGTGCAGTTAAAGTTTATACTTATCGTAGTGTCATTAAGCACATTGTGTAATGGATCGCCATCAATATCAAAATATAAACTGTTAGTATCACCAAATAAAATATCATAGGTCAATTTAGCATTATATACTCCTATTGCATTCAAAGAGTCAGCAAATGAATAAGTCGCTGGACTTGCTAAAGTCCCAAAATTAACTGTACCTCCAACATAGGTTTGCGATTTGAATATAGGAATATAAACCGAGTAATTCCCATAAGAATTAATTGTTCTATATCTATTTGTACTTAAATACAAAGGTAATGCTCCACCATAAGAAACTAAACCTAAATCCGGCAGTAAACTATCGTTTAAGAATGATGGATAACCATACCAAGCATAACTCGTTTCAGTAGCTACATTGGTTGTAATTACTCCACTTGTATTCTCCGTTCCGTATTTAACTTGGTATTCTATATAAGGAAAGTATGCAGAGCTTATATTAGCTTGAATATAGTTTTTTATTATAGGAGCTACATCAAGATAAGCATGATAAGTAGCACCAAAAGTTATGGCTTTAAATTCTCTTAAAACCATTACTCCGTTAATATATACATCAAATATATAACGATTATAAGCATAACTTGGAGTAGTTATAGGTTGATTTTCTCCGAATGCGTGAATGACTGGTCTGCATATTGACCTCATTTGATTTCTGGCATAATTGCCTTGTAAAATTGCAAGTCCCATTATTTATTATTTTCCCATGAATTTTTAATTGCTACTTGTACTTCAAAGCCTACTGCTTCAGATAAGTCCTTTTGGAACTCTGCCGAATTAAATAGTTTTAAAGCATTGTCAAAATAGTTTGTTGGTTGAATACCTTTCTTTTTTATACTTCTTGCAAATGCAGTAGCTAAACTTCTTAATTTGGTTGTTTGGCTTACTGTACTCCTTATTGATTTTCTTTTCTTTTCTAAACCAGATATTGTGTACTTATCACTTGGTCTAATATTATGCCTTGTAATCCAACCTTGCATTGCATCTATCATTTTTTTAGATGCCCCTTTAGTTTTGAATTTATAAGGACTTCCACTTAAAGTTTTACCAACTCCAGCAACCCCTTGATTGACAAAGTCCCAATATTCTGCAGCTTTACTTCCGGCTTCATAACCAAGAGTAAGCACAAATGACTTACCCATATACCCAACCTCAAACTGCACATCCATTAAAGCTCCGGTATCAATCTTCTGCTTTGATCTTAAGTTTCTTTGAGCTGCAGTTATAAACTTACCAGCATATTCAGCTAACAACTTCTCAACTTCTGCCATCTTACCAGTTTCGGTAAAATCTGCCCTACTACTTCCAAAGGAAGATAGTGACTGCAAATTTGCTTTTTGTGAAGATGCTATACTCATTTTAAGTTTTTAATCTGTTGTTGCTCGTAATCTTGTTTCGCTTTCAAATATGCTAAATCATTTAAGAATTGAATTACCGGCATATCATATACCTCATCTAATTTTACTCTTTCGTGTTCGGCAACAATTGCTGCTTGATAGATCCAGCCATAAGTGTCCATAAATCGTTTACCACTTTCTCGGACTCGGATTGGCTCATCTTCGCTGCTTTCAATAGGCTCTCCAAATAACCCTTTGAATTGTCCATCCAGTTTAGATATACTTTGCAAAAAAAAACAACCATTCCGTAAACCTCTACGATTGATGCACTCAACAAATCTTCTGCATATATATCGTGGTCTTGGTCTTGATATTTCAAATCCCTATACCCAAGCCAACTCTTTTTTTGTGGCATTACCATTGAAGCTGCAATCCTATGTAAGTTCTGTACTACATCTCTTTGGAAGTATTTAGTTGTTATATATCTACCAGTCCCACCTACTCTTATTTCTCTTATATCTGGAATAAAACGATAAACATTGCCATTTGCTTTGATATATTTACAAGTTTTGCTCGGTAATTGCTCTTTGTAGATAAATTCAATCTCCTTGCATTTCTTGTTAAATTCAGTCATAGGCAAAGCGTCTACTTGCTTTTCAGTTAAGTTAAATAGAATTGCCACTACCTTAATGATAGCTTCAAAGTTGTCATCTGTTTTTAACTGCTCCAGTTGTTGAAATTGGTAAACAGTTACATCATTCCAAGTCATTGTAGTTTATTTTAAATAGGTAAAAAATAGAAAGTACCTTACGAAAAGGAGTATTGCCCAAACCCACCTTGTAGGTAAGTAAGTGCCACATATCTTAAAGCATCAATAGCGTGGTCATTCATTCCTATAACTTCATTCAGCATTTCGCCATTCTTTTGCTTCCACTTGTAACTTGCTAACTCTCTTAATAAATTAGTACTATCGTTTGTGATATTCATTTTATAGCCTTTGAGCAAGTTTAAACCAGCTCTAACCGAGTCAGCTCCTTTCTTAACCCCACTTGCATTGATACCACAATTAAATAACTCTTGAATAGATTTAGGCTCGGAGCTATCTGCTATAACCGAAGTAATGCCTTGCTCTTTTAATTTATCTGCTAACATAGGATTAGTCAATTGCCTTTCATATACAAACTCCTTAATATAAAGCTCTCCATTATATCTCCAAACCCCAACACACGCACTTGGATCATTTGTAAAACCAAAGTCCAACCCATAACCTACTAAAGTTGCATCAATTGGTATTTCGCTGCATCTTGTATAATTCCTAAACACTAAACCCTCAATCTTACCAGTCATTCCTCTGGCATATACTTTCCACAATTCAAGATCAACCTCTTTAAGATTTTCAATTTTCTCTACTAACTTCTTATCTATGAATGGATTGTGTCTGTAGTCGGATATGATTAACTTAACATTTGGTTGCCCTAACAATTTCTCATGCACCCAAAAAGCCTCATTTGGATTGTAGTCAATATAGGTTTTAACTTTAGTACGCATGTAAAGCTCATTAAATACATCATAACGCACCCCATTTGCCTCATTGATAAATAAGTAGTCCCTTTTACCATTCTTGGCATCTTGAGCATCATCATAGCTTTTAAACTCTATTATACTTCCAGATTGAAAGGTAAATATCCTATCCGACTTGTTATATTCTTTGACTAATTGCTTTAACTCCTCGCTTGAGCTCCAAATAGTGATGGCATCTCTTAACGCTCCGGCTTTTAAGTTAGGTATATCTTGACCGGCTACAGTTATAACCAAATTAGGCTGACTTACTGCAAAAGTAAATAGCACCTGGAGAATAGAGTAGGTTTTACCAGAAGAAGTACCCCCTTGATTAACTACAATATCCTCTTTGGAATCTAAATTAGCTTTATAAAGTACTCCAGTAGTGAACATTATTTTAAGGTCAAATCCTTTTCAAGTAAGAATATGGTTGTAGTATTTGTTGTGTGTATGCTGACAATATACCAACCCTCGTTTAGATAGGTATTAACTTTGTCTATATCATCTTTAATAACTCGTTGTTTCTTGTCCATAGTTAGTTTTAAAGTTTTTCAAGCTCTTGTTTTACTTTTTGATAATACATTACCTCAGTTAAGTATGTAAAATTATTATTTGATAAATCTACTAATAATTTAATCATTTCATCTACTGCTATTAATGCAAATTGTTTAGCTATACCTTTTGCAGCTTTACTACTATAACAATCATCTATTAATTCATAATAAGATAACCATAATTCTATTGCTTTTTCTTTTGGTGTCATAGTTTATTTGTTTAAATTATCTATTATGCCATAAGCATTTAAAGTCCAATCAATTACTCTTTGATTTTGCTCCTTCTCCATTTCTTTGGCTTGTTCAATAATATCTGTTGGTATAAGTCCTATATAATCTTCAACTTGGTCAATCAACCATTCTATTGCTGTTAGTTGTTTCATAGTTTATTTGTTTTTAGTTGTTCAAAGTTAATAAATTTTATATTATTTATTTACGGTAAAATTACCCTATTTAATTTCATTCTCGCTACTTGCTAAAGGAATTGCACTTTCTACAACCTTAACATTGACAGTATTAATAGTTACCTCTTGGCTCACAGTTTCTTTTGGTTTGCCATATACCCTACTCATTAAAGTATCTAAAGAATATAAGCTGCCCTTTTCAAGCGATTTCTTTAAAGCATTTGCGACTGTCTTTTCTAATATCGTTGCATTTGGATTTTTAAAGGTATCTGCCAACTCTTCAAGAGTCATAGACATAAGTACTTGAATAGCATCGTTTACCTCGCTCATTTTGTAACCTTGCTCTTTTAAAGCCGACACAAATTTTCTCGGTCTGCCATTAGGATTTCTTACCTCTCCTTTTTTAGCTGGTCTTAAATTCTGTTCGTTAGCCATTTCTCTTATTTGTTTCTTAATTTTTGTAGTTTATCACAGATTACAAATATAAGTAATATTAAGGCTTTTAAACCTACTATACTAAACACTATTTGATAAATCATCTATTATAGATTTTTTCAACATTTTAATAAGTTCAAAAATAACTTCAACCCATTGTCTACTTTCAACATTTATAGCTTCTTCAATGTCTCCATTATCTGCAAAACTTTTACATAACTTTGCTAAATCAATTGCTGCAAATATATTTTCATTTTTTGATAACATTCCTTTATATGGATTGCTATTTGATGATTTTAATACTAATTCTACTAAGTATTTAGTTTCTGTTTGTTGTTTCATAATTATCTATTAAACTTTTCGTTAAAGTATTGCTCTGCAGATTGGTAGCTATTACTCTCAATGTAGGCAGTTTTAACTTGGTGCTCGTGGATTTGTTGAGCTTTTATGAATGCTATTAGTAAATCATTGCCTATGAAGTATCTATTTTGCTCCATAAATGATTGTAAGAATTCTACTGGTGATTGTTCCATAGTTATTTATGATATTCTATTACTTTTTTATGTGTTTCTTTTAAAAACTCTTTCCATTGTTTCTTATCGCCAAATTTTAGGTGACAGATACGGCATAACGCTTGTAAGTTCTCTATGGTATCTTCCTTTTTCGTGCCACCCATACCCCTACAATCAATATGATGAATATCAGTAGCCTTTGTGCCACATACTTCACAAGGTATGAATGATCCGGTATCATATCCGAAGTAATCAAGGTAAAGTTTTGTGTGTTTTTGCATATTAAAATTCTACTCCACAAGATGGGCAGATAGTTCCAGTTCCTTTTGTATTATCCTCTTCCTTATCTTCATTCCAAATAGGCACATCAAGTCCCCAATTTTGAAGTTCTATAGCGTCCCATTCATTCGCTAACTGCTCATAATCCCACTCTCCAGCATTGATATTATCTCTAATTAAGAACTCCTTTAGCTCTTTAGCATTAAAATCAGTTGCTTTCTTTACCCAAGTATCTTCTATTTCTTTATAATTTAAGTCAAGTAAAGCCCTATATCTTTGATTGCCGCCTACTATTATGTTATTCTCATCTACAATTATAGGTCTTAATTCAAGCATTTTAGGGAATGTCCTTATGCTTTCTACCAATTTCTTAAAATTCTCGTTTCTTACTACTCTTGGATTTTCTGGATTGAGCTTTAAACTTGATAATTTTATCATTTGAATAGTTTACCCTCTGTTTTAGTCATTTTGTTTATTAAATCTATTTGCTCTTGGTTGTTATCGTAATGGATAGCAACTCCCAATCTTTTAACTGTTTCCCACTTGTTCTTTCCATTGGTAAAGTAAATATCACTTCTTCTTATGCCTAATTTATCAGCAACATCATAAACCTCTTTACTATCCTTGCTTTGTCTTGCAGTAATAATCAACACTCGGTAATTCTCTGCTAATAGTTGCTTTGCTTTCTCTTGACCTTTATCAGTACTTAAAGTATCATCAAAATCAAAACTTACTATTTTAGTAGCAAATTCTCCTTGAGCCAGGATTGCACGATATACTTTCTCTGCCTTGGATTTCGTATCATAGATACAAGCTCCATTCCCTATCCTATACTTTCCGTTAGATGAGCACTTATAAATTGGCATCTACTTTCTTTTTAGATTTCTTACCATTCGCACTGTCTTGATTAGGTGCTTCACTCGGTTGTTCAGCGACTTTAAGGCTTTCTTTATATTTATTGGCATATTTATATACTCGGTTTACAAGTTCAAAAACGCAGCTTCCACAGTTGTTTCTATCATTGCTTTCATAGATATACTTATTGTGTATTGCTTTATACTGCTCAAATACTGGTTGAGTTAGGTTTCTCAATACTTCATATTGAATGCTGATTGAGTTGTCTAATTGTGTAACAAATAAAAAATCTAATTCTTCTTGTGTCATTTTCTTATAAATTTAATGATTAATTGAAATAAGATTACTGAAAGGAATGCTCCTATTATAATCTCTTTAATATAAATAGGCAAAATTGAAATTATTAAATAAGCATATACTGGTAAGCAGTACTCGCAACCAAATGGCTTCTTTTTTAAATACTTATTCCAGCTTGGAACTTGGTAGATTTCAAACCATACCACCATTAAAATCAAAGTTGCTATGATATTTTGTAGCATATTGGAGTAAATTTGTTTTCTTTATTTTCTTGTATTTTTTTAAATACCTTATCAAGCTCATCAAGTATTTGATCAATGTCCCATTCTTTAGGAATGTCTATTTCACATTCTATAGTAAACTTGATTTTCTCATTAAATAAGTCACTCATTTTGGCTTTTCTTTTGATTTTATTAATAGTATCATAAATACTTCTAACAGGAATTCCTGTATCATTGCTTAACTTTTTAGCCTTGCAATTATATTGTATATAGTATTTAAGTAGATTTTTTTCATAGAATGGCAAATTATCGTGGAAATCTTCAACTTTTTCATATTTTTCTTCCATTATATCATTATCACTAACTGTTTCTGGTAAATTTGGCACTTCCTCAAAAACTTTTCTATATTTATTATAAAATCCGCTATCATTAGATTTTATCATATTTAAAATTGTTCTTATAACGTAAAATTTAAGATATCCATCATTATGCATTTGCATCAACCTCTCTTCAGATAAATTGCATAATACCAACATCGTTTCAGATAACAAATCTTCTCTTAAATGTTCTGGATTCATTTTAGAGATTACATCTTTTAATTCTTTTGAATTATAAAGGTCAGTTATTATCTGTTGCCTCATCTTCGTATATCATTGACAAAATTAAAGAATATGTTATAAGGTCTTGTAAGCTATCTTTCATACTCTCATTTCTTGCCTCTTTGCCAATTAAATTGACAATTCTTGATATTTTAATTCCTATTTGATTAAGACAAACCTGGAATGCAGTAGTGCCACATAACATTCCGGTTTCCTTAAAATTGCTTAATCTATCTTCGTTTGCATAGTCATCACCTTTGCTTTCCAAAAGGTCTAATATATCCTTGAATATATCTCTTGCAAATTGTAATTGTTCTTGCTTATTCATTAGAAAGGTAAATCTTCTTTTTTAGTTGCAACCTCTATTTTGCCATTTGTCCAAGCTACCTTACCATTACCAACATAAACTTTCTTTTCTTTTGCTTCTCTTTGCTCTTTACTTTGTTGTAAAGTTATAGCAACATTATTGCCATATTTATCTTGCTCATCATTAATAGATGCGGTATAGTACTTATATGTACCATCTTCTTGCTTTAGGCTGAAATTAATTAGTGCGCTCATTTTTTTGTTCTTTTATTAGTTGTTCGGAATATTCCTCAAGTTTTGCTCTGTTCTCTTCATTTAAAATTACATAGTTGTTAGCCATACTATCAATCGCTCCAGCATTTGCTAAATCAATCTCATACATTTTTTTAAAATCTTCATGAGTTATTTTCATTAGTAAGTCCCTATTGATCCAATCTAATCTACCAGTATAACCTTTTAAAGTTTGTTTAGCCCCGTAAGTTGCCCCAGTTTCTGTAATTATGAAATCAAAGTAATCTCTACTCAATTTAGCATAAAGTAAAGCCTTTGCAAAATAAAAAGCATCTGTTGTTTTTGCTGCCATAATGTAAAATTAACGGTTTTTGTTAAAAAAATATTGTTTGTATTAAATAGTTATTCACAATTTGTAATAATTGTTAATAGTTTGCATAAACTCATCTAAATTCCAGCATACTGCACATAAGTAGCCTTTTTTAGTTAGATAAGCCATTATTTTCTTTTGGGCTTCACTTGGTTTATTATATCCGTATTTCATTTCAATATAAAGTCCATGATATTCGCCCATTGGAGTTGGAATAAATAAGTCCGGAACGCCACTTACTACTCCTTCTGCTTTTAATCGTTTTGCAGTACTGAAATGCCTAAACCCGCCGTTCGGGATGCTGTATATAAGCTCTCTTGGGTATTGTAGTTTAAACCAGTTGATACAGTTTACTTGTAATTGATGCTCAGACATTAATTTTAATACAGTTTATATTTGCTTTATTCAAGAGTTTTATGCCATCTGTATCTCTATATTCTTCTTTATAAAAAACTTCTTTAATTCCAGATTGAATTATAAGTTTTGAGCATTCCATACAAGGGGATAAGGTTACATATAAACTTGATCCATCTGAACTCTCATTAGATCTTGCACATTTAGTTATGCAATTGCTTTCAGCATGTATAACTTCTTTTTTTGTTATACCATTTTCTTCACAAGCGTTATCAAAACCAGAAGGCGTACCATTGTAGCCAATGCTTATTATACGATTATTTTTAACAAGCACAGCACCAACTTTTTTCCTTTCAGCTTTTGAATGTTTAGAAATTGTTTCTGCTATTTCAATATATGTATTATGCCAATTCATTCTTAACAAATGTTCCGTTAATCATTGATCCATTTCTTTTTGCTATAATATTATAAGCGCTATTTATGCAATCTTCAATATTATACCCTTTTAATGCAGCTAAATTAGTTAATACCACTACACAATCGCCAATAGCATCAATAAATTCTTCTTCGTCATTTTTTAAAATTGATTTTGATAATTCACCGGCTTCCTCAAATAATTTAATACATTGAGTTTTTGGATCCCCATTATCTATTATCCCTTTGCTTTTTGCCCAATCTCTTATAGATTGAAATTCATTTTTTAGTTCCATTAGTTGTTCATTTTAGCTTTTATAAATTTTGTATAATTATAATTATTCAATATTACATTATTATAATGAAAATTATCAATATTATCTTTTATAGTTAGTGTTGGGTATTTATTAGCGTTTAAATCAATACATTCTTTAGCTTGATCATAATGGTCCTCATATAAATGTAAATTTGAAACATAATATGACAAATAAGATTTTTTTATATTTAACTCATTGCAAATAAGCTTTGTTAAAATAGCATAAGAAGCGATATCAAATGGCAGGCCTAAAAAAGCATCTGCACTTCTTTGATATACCGAAGTATATAATTTATTATTTACAATATTAAATTGAAACAATATATGGCATGAAGGCAAACAAGCTAATTCTAATTCAGCAGGATTCCAAGCTGTAACAACTGCCCTTCTTGAGCTTTTATCGCTTTTTAAAATATTAATAGCATTTCTTAATTGATCTATTTCATTATTCCATGATCGCCATTGTATTCCATAATTTCTTCCAATGCCGTCCATATTTGCATCATCAATATTTTTATCCCAAATAAAAACGCCAATATCATTCAAGTCTTTCTTTTTTTCAATTTTATTCAAAAAACAATAAAGCTCTTTTGATACTTGATTAATATTTAACTTTTTTGAAGTAGTAGCTGGGAATTTTGACAAATTAAATGTTTTATGCCAACCAATAAATACACGAGCCTTTCCAGCTCGTGTATCTTGTAATTCACATTTAATTAATTTTTGTAGTACTACTTGCAACCAATCTTTTTTCATAAAAATACCATTTAATTGATTTTACATTAATTGTAGGATTTTCCTGTTTAATTAAGTTAACAATTTCATTAACTTTTAGATTTTGAGCTTTTAGCTCTTTTACTCTGCTTTTTAGTGATTGTTTTTTCATTGTTCTTGTTTTTGTGGTTAAATAAAGCGGTTATATATGCGATCATATCTAAATAAGTATCCTCTTTGTGATTATAAGCCATTCTGGACAATTTAAGAGCTATTAATACTTTATATATATCTTCAGTATTTAAGTCTTTATTGCACAATTGAGATGCTATTACGGCTGTTTTAAATAAAGAGTCATCAAAAGGTCCATATTGCCTTTCTTTTTCTTCTTTTCTTTTGTATACAATGTTGTTTGCTTTTTCTAAAATGTTCATAGTTTTAAATTTATGTAAATATACTTGTTTTTATTTAAAGTTGCTTGTTTTTAATTACTTTTTAAAATAATTTTTGAAGTTAGCTTCCCATTCAGCTCTTTTCTCTGCTATTCTTTGCGATTTATTGTCTGTTTCTGGCTTGCTTGCTACTTGGTTGATACATTCTATCAGCTTATCAAAATAACCATCTATAACCGGTATCTCTTCGCTTACTTCATTTATCTGTCTATCCTTTTGTATTTTGTATTGCTCGTTAGCATAATCACACTCGGCTGCATAGGTATTTACCCATTTCATAAAAGCAATAGGACTTAATTTCCCATATATGTCACCAAAAGTTCCGGTTTTAGCCTTTACATAAAACAACTTCCATTGTTCTGCAGTTAAATTGGCATAATTGTTACAAATAAGCTCAACCACGTCTTGTTTTTGAGCGTTATTCCACTCACAACCTATGTAGTTTAAAAAGTTACTTAATTGAGCAGCTACCCCGGAATAAATCTTTTCTACTCCTAATTCTTTTGATAATTGGACTAAGGTTTTTGTATGACTAAAATCAGCCGGCGCATGATTAACCGAAATACCTTGCGGTTTCTTCGTCAAGCTCAATTCTTTGCCCTTCTTGTTTTGTTCCATAGTTGATTATTTTATTAAATTGCGAATTAATATTTTTAAGCAAAAAGTTTTCTTTTAACCATTTGTCTTTTGAAGCGTAATCTAAAACTTTTGTAAAACTGCCAACCACTAATTTTTCAGTAATAACAAGAGATTTTTGATTACAAATATTTATAATTTTTGCTTCAATTTCTTTTATCATCTTACCATCTATTGCTTGGAATGTTGGTTTAAAGTTAAATAAACTTTCATAAAAATTAAAATACACTTCTTTTAATTTAACAAAGTTTGCAGATCCTTCTGCCTTATCTTTATTTGTATTATTAGTTGTATTATTAATTGTATTATTATATATTAACTTTTCTTCAAGGCTGCTTTTAACTTTACTTTTAGTCTGCTTTGAAGTTTTATTCAAGTCTGCCTTTAAACTGTCAGTCTGCTTTGAAGTTAAGTTAAAGTCTATATTTGTTTTTAAAACACGTTTTCTACCATCAAATGAGTCTATATACATAAACCCAAAAGATATTAATTTAGATATTGATTTACTTATTGTTGTTGTAGATACATCAAGGAATTCAGCAAAGTATTCATTGGAAGCAAAACAGCCATCTTGATTATCTAAAGAGTTAATTTCAACCAATAATATTTTATCAGTCCAATTTAGCTCTTTATTCAGGTAAACTTCTTTAGGTATCCATATACCTTTAAAATCTCTTTCCATAAAAAAATAGGCTTAAGAAATCCAGGTGGTCGCAGTACCCTTCATTCAAAAGCCAATAAATATTTTTAATAATCTCTGCGACAGATTATATTCATTAATAAATAGTAGTTCTTTATAAATTACCGGCAGCTTTTACACCACCGGTAAATCAACTATGAACATACAAATTTAAACTAAATGGCTGACAAAAATTTTTTATTTACTGAAAATTTTTCTTTTTTACCTTGAACAATATAAACTTCCCCATGTTCAGCTATTAATTCCACTATTTCACCTTTAGCACCATATACCTTAAATGATTTTTTATCTATCATTCTATTGCTTTTTATATCTTCAAGAAGTTTAAATTTCACAGCGCTTTTCTCATTTTAGTTGCTACTTGCATTATTGACTTGGCTCTTAATTCTAAAGATTTAATATACTTCATTACTTTGAGCTGGTCCTTTTCTATCCAATATCCCTCCCAATCTGCTGCCAAGTTTTTAACTATCCCCTCTGTACGAAGATAGTTTATTATTTTACGCATTTGGATTTGGCTCAAGTGAATAGAATGCTCTTGCATCATTAAAGCTCTCAAGTCATTGTTAGTTATTTTTTTATTTGACTTGATAAATTTAGCTACTTTTTTAGCTACGGAGATTTCATAGTGTGTCATAGTTTATTTGTTTTTAAAGGTTCATAATATCATTTTGAATAAACAAGGCGAATTTAGTTTTAAATTTCCCTTCTGGGCAAATATTAAATGCCCATTTTAATAATAAAGATGTAATCCATTTTTTAATTTCTTGTGTCATAGTTTTTTATTTTAGTGAAAGTGAAGCTGGTTGTAAGATTAATTTATTAGGAATTGCATCTCCAAGATTATACCATTGGCAGAATTTAGCGTCATCAAAATATTCAATACCATCTTTAGTATAGCTTGGTATTTCGTGAACTCGTTTATAAATGACTGCTTTAGGATCATAGGTAAACATATGTATTTCCCTTAAACCATCGTTAAAAACGAAATCAATAATGCTATCGCTATATTTAATTATCATTTGAGTTGCATAGCTTTCACGATTATATCTCGTATTGTGTACTTTGCTTTTGACTAATCTGCCATCTACATAGATATGCATTGTTCCCACTGGAGGAGTTATTTTATAATTACCCATTGATTATATTTAAAATGTTATTTACATAGATTGTAGCAAGTTCTACCTTTTCAATTAGCTTCTCGCAAAAATCATTATCTCTATCAATATGCACTATCTTAAGCATATTTATTCTCGGATCGTAAGCAACCCAATTCGCCCAATTAGTATTTGTGCATACCATATTAAACTGTACTTGAGCATAGTAATTCTTATTATATGCAAGTAAATCAGCTCCAGTATTGAATAATAAGTAGTCAATCATAGTTTCTCCAGTATATGGACATTTAACCTCTAATACTCCTTGACCTTTGTCGCTTTCAATCAATCCATCTGGACTACCACCTGCTCTTTCTCCAAACTCAAAGAATTTAGGATTTGCACCACCCAAGTTTTCTACTTTATAACCAGTTTGAGCTTCATAAACCAATATAGCTTCATTCTCTAAAGATTTCCCCCATTCAAGTGCATTCATCGGAGCTAATTGCTTTACTTCTCCACTCAAGATTTCATGTACTTTTCTATGTATATAAGTTTTAGCAGTTGCTCCAAATACCTCATCTTTCTTTTTACTTTCAGTAAGTAAGTTCCCTATTTCGGAAGCAGTAAACTTTCCCAGCCTACTGCTCATCCAATTGTCTTGTTCAAACATTATTTTAAAGATTTTTTGCGATTAGTAAATAAAGTTTTCTCTGCATTACTCCAATCTTCTTTTGTAGAGTATAGCATTTGCAATTCTGTAATATCCTTACATTTAGCAAGTTTATTAACTAATTCAGCATCAATACCTACCGGCTCATCTTTGCCATGAGTGTTAGTAGCATCTGCATCTTTAGTGTCATCAATAAGGAATAAACCATTTAAGGCATATTTACGAGCATAAGAAGATGATGCTCCGAAACTTTGTGCAATATCCATTCCTCTTTTATTAGGATCAATACCGGCACATGCAGTTACTTTATATGAAGATGAAGTTTCTAAATCAATTAATAGGGCTTCAGCTTCTACATAAATAATACCACCAATTTCTTTTATTTCATCGGACAAAGTTAAAGTACATTCATGCTTAGCTAATAATGGCTTAACTGCTTCAAGAATATCCTCGCAGTTTCTGTACTTGTAATTACCAAAATTATTAAATTGGTTTTTTGGGGCTTTCAGTTCAAACTGAATTTTTGATAATTTGTTCATAGTTGTAGTTGGCTTTTATAACTCCTGCCAGAAGTTTTACAAAAATAAGTAAAGTTTTTTAATTAACAAAATTTGTTTATAAAATAATATCATCGTAAAGGTCTTTTTGTGCTTCAATCTTCCTAATAGCATTCAAAACAGTTGTATGATCTCGGTTGAATATAGCACCTACTTCGGTCATTGTAAATCCGGTTTGATATAGTTTATACATTAAAACCATTCTCGGCAATACTACTGTTCTTCTTCGGCTTCCACTCATCATATCTTCGTAGCTTATTTTATAATCCTTACAAACTCCCATGATTGCAGTTTTAATAACCTGGTCTTTGTTAGCCTTTAGATTGTTTCTTAATTCTTTAATTTGAGCTTTAAGTTTAATTAACTCGTGGTTCTTCAATTTTAACTCCTTCGGTGTTGTCTGCATAATAAATGGATAGTTTTATATTTTCTTGTTTACATTTTAATTTCAAATCTACATAAAAATCATGTAGCATATTGTCTATTTCTTCGGATTTTAGAGATGCTTCAAATATTGTAGCTATTTCCTCTAATCTTGATAATCTTCTATCCATGATACGAGTTTTTATTTGTTTCTAATTCTTTACAAATATATTCAATTAGCTCTTGGATACCATCTTCGCCAAGCAATTCATCTGGCTCAATGCCAAATATTTTAATATCCTCTACAATATAGTGCCCTTGAATACCAAGCTCTCTCTCGGCTGGTTGATAATAAGAAGTGAATGTTACCGGAAAGCTTTTATAAGTTACTTCTGCCATAGTTGGTATATTTAAGTTTTGAAAAAATCGTTTTATTTCTGTTTGATTATGATTGTCATTCGGATATAGCTCCAGGCACTTTGTTCTTAATTCATCAAGCTTCTCTCCACTTGCAATTAAGTTACATATCTCTTGCTTTATTGCACTAATATGAGCAAAGGATTTCATCCATAAGTCATGGTCTTCGCTATACATAAAAGTAAAGTCATGGTTTCTTAACATTTGAATAAGTTGTTCCATAGTTTTTATTTTTTAGAGTTACGATAAGCAGCTATTAATTTCATACAATCTTCATACCAGTCATGATTTCTATCCGAGTATGGTTTATTAGGCAATCTCAAATTAAATATTGCTTGTTTATAAACCCATTTTCTATGTATTGGATTGATAATATCAGTATCTCTTAATATCATAATAAGTAACCAAGCTAAATATTTGTTTGTTGGTTTTGTTTCTACCATCCAGTTAGTTAAGTTCTCCATTATTTTTTGTTTTGTGCGTTTAAAAATACTGCAACAGTAAAGTATGTCGCAGCTACTAAAAGAATACCAAGAATAATGTGGTCTTGTTGAATTAAGCCAAGTGAGATGGCAGTTGAAAGGATTGTTAATTTGTTCATAGTTGTTTTTTTTAATCGCAGCACCATTGCTTTGATAGAACAAAGATAAAACAAATATTTCAATAATTAACAAATTTTGTCAATTATTTTTTAAAGTTTTTCTAACTTATTGGTTTTTAATAACTTATTTAATCATCAAAAAGCTCAAAATATGTTTCATTTACAAACTTTTCTACAATTCTTAAGGATTTAGCTTTAATATTGTCTATAACTTCTCTGTCATCTTTAGTCATTACATTAAGCTGCTCCATTGTAGCAAGAGCATAACAGAATGTGTTTATGTATTCGGAAGCAGTAGTTTCATCTACTACCCACTCAATTTCTTGTTCCTGGTCCTCGTTTAATTCTTCAGCCATAACTAAAGTATTTCGCCTTTGAATATTCTTTTGTTTTCTACTTTAAAATTGCCATCTTTATCTACAATAACATGAGCAAATCCGTGTGCGTAATTGTTAGCAAATGGCACATAATCTGGATTTAACTCACATAAGCAGCCGGTACTCCAAGTAGTAGTAATATCTCCACTTAAATTTGTTTCAGTATGTTCGCTAACTTTATGTACATGGCCTATTAAAATACTTTGTTTGGCCTTTACATAAGCTCCACGAGCAGCATTTACCGGACTGAATGCACCTCTCATTAATAAGTGTCCGTGATGAATAAATAACTTACCAGCTTTAACTAATTTAGTATCCTCAATTAAGCGAATTTTAAGCTCATTTAAGCCAAGTATTGACTCCAATGAAGCATTTGCTATATCCAATAATTCTGGAGCTTTAGCCATCATCCAATGATTAAAGCGAACATCGTGGTTGCCAAGCATCCAATATATATCTTGAGTAGGGAATGTAGCTCTTAATACTTGTAAGAAGTTTTTACAAACATCAATCTCATAAGCCAAGCTCTTTTTTCTTGGATCTTTAAGGAAGCGACTAATTTGGTAGAAATCAATTAAGTCCCCATTTATTACTATGGTATTTACTTTCTTATCTCTTCCATAATTGAAAGCACAAGTTAAAGCCTGGATATCATGATAAGGAACATGAATATCGGATATAACTAATATATTGTTATTAGCCAAAGGTAGTTTAATAGGTATATTCTCTACTGCTTCGCTTTTAGGGAATTGGTATGGATTTTCTGGATTTAATGGCTCGGCAGATTTATTGTTCGTTCTTGACTTTTCTCCAGCCTTACCAAGAGCTTTTAAGCATTGAGTATAGCACCCTTTCCAATCATTAAATAGATGTTTATTTTTATTATAAACTATCCTTGCGAATTGCCTAACCGGAGTGTTAGGGAACTCTTGTCTTAATTCAATAATGATTTGTTTTTTTGTCATCGTAGTTGTTTGTTTTATGAAAAGTATAAGTTAGCTTCGGCTTCTCTTCTTCGTGTAAGTCCGTTTAAAACCTTTCCACCACCTTTGTTCCATTTCATAAACTCATCACGAATAGTTTTATCAGCAGGATTTGCATTTACTTTTTTAAGCAATGTTGAGCTTTTTAAATTACCTACTCCACAGTTATATGCAAAGTCCGTAAGTGCATCTCTTTGATTTTGATTTACATTTGATTTTATAAGCTCGTTAGTTTGCTGAACGAATTTAATCAAGATAACATCTAATAACTCCTCTGCTCTTTCTTGGGTAATCTTATCTCCTGGCTTTACCTTTACTCCGTTCTCATAAAAAGTATTTCCGTACCCAATGGTATTATGCCCAGCTGAACATACATACGAAGTCAATTTGCAACCCTCAAAGTGCTTAACTAATTCTCTTAATTTGTTTGATATTATCATTTTAATAGTTTTTTAAATACAAAAATTACTCCTATAAAGATTAATAGCATAAAGCCAACCCATCTACCTATTACGATTAGTTGTTTTTGCTTAATTATAACCTCATTAGCAGCCTTTAATTTGCTTTCTAATACAAATAGCTTTGCAGTATTTTCAAGCCTAATAACACTATCCTTTTTGATTGTTTTAGTGATGGTTTGACCTGGTAGATAAACATAACGAATTATCTCGTTGTTTATAACAGTATCTTTTATTAAAGTATCGGTACTCTTTAAGGTATCATGAGTAATAGTTTCTCTTACCTCAATGCTTTCTTTAATTGGGAACTTATCAGCACAGTTTTGAGCTATAAGCTCTGGATATTTACTTTGAATTATTGCTAACTTCTTAACTGATTGCTTTTCAGTCATGCAAGAAGCTAAAATGATTGTTGTTAGTAGTAGTAGTTTATTCATCTCCGAATATATATTGTCTTTTTAAGTGTCTTACTCTCTTATAAATAGCAGTATCTATGTTTTTAAACATTTCTGCAAATGCTTCACGATAAGCTACATTATATTGGAATAAAGTTGCATTAGCTTTAATTGCCACATCAAGACAATTAAGAATACTATCTAAATGACTATTCCTATGTAAGATAATAGCTCTTTGACTATCAATTTGATTTTGTTGAATAACAATTTTTTCATTGTATTGAGTAAATTTAAAGTTTATGTCATCTGCTTGAGATTTCAAAAGCAGCACAACAGTATCTTGACCTATTAGTTTAGTTTTTGGATATTGGGAGTAAGTTGGCATTGCCAATATCAACCCCATCACTATCATCGCCCATTTTCTCATGTAATTCTTGATTTTCTTGTTTTAATTCTACAACCACAGATTTCAAACTATCTGCAGCCTTTTCTGCTTTTTTCATTTCAGTTACTCTCTTATCTATAAATTGAGCATTCTTTTGAATTGCAGCAGCAGCCAAGCTATCAACATTTACACCTTTGTACTGGCTTACTTTCTTTTGACCGGCACTCGTTATGATCAAAAACATAACAAACACGAATGCCATAACGATAATATTATTTCGTTGCATTTATAATAGCATTTTGAGTTATTAAGGATATTATTACACTATCTTTTTTTTCAATTGTTTTCATCAGACCTCGTTTCTCTTCCTCACAATTACCCATTGAACTTTTGCTCATATTCTTTTGGTCAATGTACAAATAGGTAATTCCAATAACCGACAAAAATGCTATCGCAGCAATAGGACTCTTTTTGAATTGTTCAAAACTTACTGGCATTTTAATACCAGCTTCTATCTTCTTTGGATCTGTTTTTTTAGTTCTCGGTGTCGCCATCTACATTCTTCTTTCCAAAATATCCATCAATTGCTTTTTCTACAACCTTTAAGCCCAACAATGCAGCTATCAAAATAGTTACCGAAATAACTAAAGTTTCGCTTGGTGCAATATGGCTTTCGCTAAAGGAATTATGGTATAAAGTAATACCTAACAAAACACCCAAGAATAAAGCTATTAATCGCTTCATTGATGGTGCATCTGCTTTGTCTAAAAAGAAACCGGCTATAAAACTTAAAATCTTCTTCATTATTTAGTTGGGAATGGAGGAGGAGGAACTGGTTGATACTCAATAGGCTCAACATTAACATAATGGCATACTTGTTCGCCATCTACTTCTTCGCATTGTTGCTCGGATAAATAAAGAAACTCTGGGAATACTATTCCATTAAGCTCCTCTATTGATATAACCCAGTTGCCATTTATATCAGCTATTGGGTTGAAGAAACAGTCTGGTGCGTATGCTTGTCCTTTAATTTTGTTGTAATCTTCGGTTGTGATTTTATATACTATCATACTTGTCTTGATAAATCTGTTTGAAATTGTTGAATTAAGTTATAAAGTGCTAAAGCCTCTGCATC